CAAGGCAATCTGCACATGGCCGCACCAAGTTCCCGGAGTCGCGTTTATGGTCGGGCAAAAAGCTACGCTACTGGCCGATCAGCCCGGTCTTGGCAAAACGATTCAAACGCTTGCAACGATTGCTGAGCTAGATTTGCGAGGGCCGATTTTGGTCGTAGCGCCGCGTACTGCGGTGATGGTCACATGGCCGGAAGAAATCAAGCAATGGCTCGGTCCTGACGAGGTAATTTACACAGTTAACGGATCAATGAAGCCCGAAGAAAGGAAAGCGGCATTAAAAGCTGCAAAAAGTTACACGAATCGATTTGACCACGCTCGCGCTTGGGTTTTATGTGGTCCGAACTATCTTCGTATTCGTGCAGACCTAGATGCTTCTGGAAATTATGCCCGTGATACGAAGGGCAAAAAAATCATTAGGACGGTAAATGAAGGACTTGCGGAACTTTTCCAAATCAAGTGGGCTGCGATCATTGTTGACGAAAGTCACCAAACTCTTGCAGGGGCGACCGGTAATAAAAAGAAGCAATCAGCTCAGAGAGTTGGTCTTGGCGCTCTGGACTTACGTCGAAACGGTTTGCGAATCGCTATTAGCGGAACTCCTTTTCGTGGCAAGACAGAGAATCTTTGGGGAACTCTAAACTGGCTGTACCCGAATAAATACACTAGCTACTGGGCATGGATACGACGCCACTATGGCATTGTAAATACTGGGAGTCGGTTCGGTTCTGGAATCGCGAAAGGAACGCAAATCGTTAATGAAAAACGTTTCTATTCGGAATTAAAACCGATCATGGTTCGCAGAACTAAACGCGAAGTAGCGAAAGATTTGCCGCCAAAGATTTATGGTGGCACGCATCTTGATCCGGCCGATCCCGCCAGTCCGGTGGCCGTGTGGCTGCCCATGAACAGCCAGCAAGCGCGGCAGTACGATCAAATCGTCAAAGACGCGCTGATCAACATTGACGCTATGGGCGACACGATTAACGTTAATGGCGTGCTGGCTGAAATGGTGCGGATGAAGCAAGTTGCGAATGCCAACTTAGATTTGCAACCGTGGAGTAACAAAATCGGGCCGTGTATGCCAAGTAACAAGGCCGATTGGATCATTGATTTTTTGAAAGATCGGATTGAGGCGAAAACCAAAACTATCGTAGCAAGCCAATTCACTCAATTTATTGAGATGTTATCTGGTGAGCTGGACAGGATCGGCATTCGCCATTACGTGTACACCGGTAAAACCAAAGACGCAGAGAGGGCAAGAATTAAGAATGAGTTCCAAACAACCCACGGTGACATGGTTATTCTACTCAATACAAAGTCTGGTGGAGTTAGTCTCACGTTGGATGCAGCAGACGACGTTATTATCTGCGACCAAACGTGGATTCCAGACGATCAAGAACAGGTTGAGGATCGCGCCCACCGGGTTAGCCGGATGCACAACGTAACAATTTGGAACTTGGCTAGTTTGGGCACGATTGACGAAGACGTTGCGATAACGAATGCAGAACGAGAGGACGCAATTGTCGATATTCTAGATCGGCAGCGTGGCGTAAGTTATGTGAAGGCGCTTATTGCGGCAACGAAAAAGAGGCAAGGGAAAGGAACAGCAGCATGACCGATCCTGCTATCGAAGCAGCACGGCGGGCGCGTTACTCGCCGCACTACCCGGACTTGCCAGTGCCGATGTGGAATGAGATCGCCGCTGCCCGTGAAGCACTCAAGCCGGTGCGGGAGTTGCACTGCAAGTGCCTAAATGGCGTTGGCGATTGGGTATGTGCCGAATGTTCCTGGCGTGATGTCCTCAATATTCACTGGCCCTGCGACACAGCGAAACTCATCTACAGCGACGAGGACTTAGAAAAACTGAAAGGAATGATAGCATGACAACGATAGAAATACTTCAATGGGTTGGTATAGGTTTTCTTCAGTTCATCATTTTCGTGGCGGCATGGGAAGGAAGTAAAAAGTTTTGGGGCCGGGTGTTCGGTCGATACTCAAAGGAACGAAAAGCTAAGGCACAGGAGTTGACAAAAAGAAGCAAGGAACTTGAACGAGTTACGATAGAAAGAGAACGCGCTCACGCGGAAGCATTTAAACGACTGACTGACCCGAAAGCTATACAAGAGGACATGGAGAAGTCAGCCCGAGCGCGAGAAATGTTCGACGCTGGCAGGACAACCCTACCCCGAGACGAAAACACGCCGCACGCGGTGGTGCATCGCCCAAAGCTACGAGCGCCGAAACCCGGCACCCGCACAAAGATCTACAGAAGGGATTGGTGATCGAACTAGACAAACGCAGTCAAATACACTAGGTTTGAGCATGACGACAGCAACACATCTACCAAGGAGGCAAAAATGACTGCTGTGCTCGAAAACGAGGCCACCGAGGCTCCCGAGACCAACGAAGCTCCCGCGAAGGGCAAGCCGGGTCGCAAGCAGGATCGGGACTTCACCAAGTACCGCGAGATTCACGAAGAGCTGGCGAACTACGTCAACGCCAATTCCGGGATCGATCCGGTTACCCCGAATCAGGTGAAGGCACTGCTCATCCTGCGTTCGGAGTTCAACAAGCTTCCCGAGCAAGTCGCAAAGCGTGCGGCTCGCAAGGAAGAGATTGCCGCCGAGAAAGCCAAATACGAAGGTATGGACCCCGAGCAGATCAAGGCCGAGAAAGCTGCGATCCGCGCTGAGAAGCAGGCCGAGCGGTTGCAGCAGCGAGTCGAAGAGGCCAAGGCGCGAGCTGCGGCCATTCGCGAGAGTGGCACCGCGACTGGTGCTGATCTTGCGGCGGCAGTCGAGGCCGAGCAGTCCGAGGCCGAGAAGCCGAAGCGCCGGTTGGGCCGGAATCGCGGCTAGCGGATAAACGGAGAACCCGGTGGGGAGCGAAAACCAAAAGTTTTCCCCCACCGGGTTTTTCTTTGCTTAAAAGTTGGAACTAAAAGAGGCAAAAATGGGTATAACTTCGTATCGCTATACAACATGGAAGTGTGACATAGTATCTTGCGATGAGGAACTAACGCTATACGGAGACGCAGAAGAAGCTTTTACGGAATCTGATTGGGCGGTGGCGCATGTGCTAGGTTCGGAAGTGGTTCTATGCCCCGAGCATTACAAAGAAGTATGTGAATTCTTTGGTTTTGTCAAAAAGGAGGAAGAATGAAAGACAGCAAGATAATCTTGCCCATGATGCGTAACTCTGAGCGCCAGGACTTTAAGCTTTGCCCATCGAAATGGAATTGGAGATGGAATCTCAACCTTGTGCCCAAGATGCCACGAATGGGTGCGCTATGGTTCGGCACCGGCTGGCATATCGTATGGGCCGAGCACTACACTCCCCCGCCAGGCACAGAAAACAACCCCAAACGCGGATTTATTCGTGGCCGTGACCCCCACGAAACATGGGACGAATTTTCTAAGAATTCATACGAGAAAATCCGAACTTCGGATTACTTCGATGAAGACGCAGAGCAGACGTTTGAGGACGCGCAGAAACTCGGCCACATTATGATCGACGGTCAATTGAAGCTATGGCAGAGTGACCCAGGGTTTGAAGTTCTGACTCCGGAGCAACGTTTCTCTGCCCGCATTCCCTACACAAAAGAACAGCTTGCCCGTAGAGAAGTTCTGCAACAGTTGTATGGAATGCCCGATGGCAAGCACGCGGTGCGGATGGTCGGGACGTTCGACATGCCGATCCGGGATCACAGCGACGGCAGGGGGCGAATCAAGGTGCTGGACTGGAAGACCACTAGCCGCCGGGAGAACTTGAAACAGCTCAATAAAGACGATCAAACCGGAACTTACGTGGGAGTCTCAACTATGTTCCTTCGGAAAGCTGGTTTAATCAAGCCCGACGAATCTGTAGAGGGGATGATTTTCTCGTTCGCTCGCAAGGCCAAGCCCATGGAGAATGTTGACGAAAATGGTACCGTTCGCAACAAACCATTGAAGAAACATTTCCATGAGGAATTCAAGAAGCGTGGTGTCGATTTCAACGAAAAAGATTCTCTTGCTGTTTTGCAATTTCTAGCTGACAGGTTGGAGATTAAGGTTTGGGGTGATCCATCAAAAAATCAGGGGGCACCCCTTTTCTGGCGGGAGGCGGTGCGCCGGAACCGGTACAACACCGCTCGTCAGCTTGGTAGGATCGCTGAGGAAGCCGAGCACATGGCAGCGATTCGCGCTGGCGTACTGCCGGTCCTGAAAACTCCGGGAGACCATTGCAACTGGTGCGAATTTTCAGACTTGTGCGACATTCACGAAGATGGCGGTGATGTCGAACAATACATCCATGATATTTATAACCAGGATGACCCGTATGCGGATCACCGTACCGGAGCGGTAAACAGTAAAACCAGTGTTCAGAATAAAAAGGAGACCGGGGTCCAATGAGAACCGTTTACAAGTACGAATTTCCCATCGAGGAATCGTTTAGTCAGCCAACGGCACGGATTTTCAAAATTCTTCGTGTTACGCCTAAAGCCAATGACATTGGAACAATCGATGGTTTTACGGTATGGGCTGAGGTAGACAGTGATATCCAAGAAACGAACAATTTTTACACAGTGGGGACTGGGAGTCCAATTCCCCTTTATACCAAGTATTGCGGAACCATCGATGCTGGTGTTTTTGTGTGGCATCTTTACATGTACGATCAAGAGCGAGCGAATTTAAGGATGCGATAATTCATGGACGACGATATTTTTGCAGCTTTCATGGGGCTAATCGCTACAGGATTAATTTTTGGAGCGCTTTTGCTTGGTGGCCGACAAATTCATCACCATATCGAAGTATCCGCCTGTCGCACGTTTGGGCAAACAAGCGGGTACGAAACCAGATTCGTGGATTACAATTTTGTAAGATACGAATGCCAGGCAAAAACCAGTAACAACAAGTGGATTCCGTCAGATAACTTGAGGGATATCGATTGAACATGAGACAAATCTACGAAAGGAGTGCTCGCGAGCATTCCGAAGAAAAGATACGACATCCGGTAAAAAATGACTACACGTTATGGTGCCCGTTTTGTGACCGCTGGGCACTGGCGGACTCTATCGTCGCCCGGAAAAAGATGGGGCTGCACATTGCCAACCACCATCACGAAGAGGTACTGTTTTCACGAACAGAAAAGCCACCGGAGCTGGAAACGGTGTAAAAATATCCAGCATCCCAAGGAAAACACAACACAGAAAGAGAAAAAATGCCACGGCCAACTGTTACAAAACTTGCGGATGAAATTCCCTTCTGGAATATCTTGCTTTACGCAGATTCCGGAACAGGCAAGACCGTCTTTGCGGGCAGCGATACGAAGGTTCTCTTTGTGGCTCCCGAAGATGACGGTTTGATCAGCACGCAGCGCGTCAACAAGATTGCAGACACTCAGAAAATCACAATCAAAAAGTGGGAAGATTTGATTGAGGCTTATGAGTGGTATGAAGACAATCCCGAAGAACTTAAAGAGTTCAACGTCGTTGTCATTGACTCGATCACTCGTATGCAGGACATGGCAAAGGATTACGTTCTGCGAATGAGTGCCGACGAAAAAAGCCGCAAAGGGCAAGACCCGGCCAAGATGCAAATTCAAGATTACGGCGACATGCACATTCTCTTGGAAAACTTGGTCAAGGGCTTCAACGATCTTCCGGTGAACATCCTTTGGACCGCCACCGCAAAGAAGGTCGAAGATGCCGATGGCATGGAATTCCTAGTTCCCGATTTGCAAGGCAAAAAGGAATACGGAATCGCCATGAAGATGGTTTCGCTGATGACCAGCTATGGCTACATGCGGGTTGAAATCCATGAGGTTCCGGCTCCAACTGAGGAAGACCCGAACGCGACAAAGAACGTCAAGCGTCGAGTTATTTACTGGGAGGACACCGGCACAATTCGTGGAAAGGATCGCACAACTTCTCTTACGCCCTTTACTGTAAATATGAATTTGCAGCAAATGCGCCTGGCGATCAAGGGAACCATGGTGCGTAACAGTGAGGGCCGGATGGTCAAGGCCGCAGAGGCGTCCGTAGACAAGGCCCGATTGAAGGCTCCGCGTAAGGCTAGCCCACAGAAAGTGGATGCTGTAGAGTCGAAGCCGAAGCAGAATCCGGCCAACACGCCCGACGATACAGCGGACATCACAGATAGCGTTCCACAATACTCTGACGGCAAAGAAACGGAAGGGGAAAGCCAGATCGAACTGGAAGACATCAATGCCTAACTAGGCAGACGAACATAAAACGAAACAAACCAACGCAACACAGAACAGAAAGTAGCAAAAATGCCTAAGTTTGACCTTTCCATCAATGGTGTCACTGGCGACGTAGCGGCCCCGCGTGAAGCGTGGGGCGGGGAACTTCCCCCGACCGGATCGTACGAGGGAGTCCTGAAGATTCTCTCTGTCGATGTGATCAGCCAAACCGGAGGATCGAAGTACGCCGGTCAGCCGAAGTTGCGCGTTGGAGTGGAGCTTCGCAACACAAAGGACGGAAAGTACGACGGTTACCTCGCCTGGGGAAACCTGAACTTGATCGATCCGGGCATTCCTTTCGTTAATCAGTTCCTTTTGGCTCTGACTGACGGTTCGGATGCTCAGTTCGAAAAGATCAAGAAAGCGTTCTACGTTGCCAAGCCGAACACCGATGAGCGTAAGAAGCACATTCTCAAGATCGGTGCTTGGAACGTCAATTCCCCCGAGGGCGAATTGCCGATCAAGGTGTCGTTGACCAATAAGCCGTTTTACAACACGAAGACTCAGCAGACCACTGACCAGGTTCGGGTTGAGGCGTATTTGGTAAGCGAAATGGCCGTCAAGCGCTCTGGCGGGTCGGCGGCTCCTGCGGAAGAGCCGGTCGAAGAGGAAACGTCGAGTGTCGAGGTTGATGCTGATTACGACGATGACGACGACCTGCTGGGCGACGACGAGTAGCTTGGCAAGGTGATGAACGTGGTCGCAAAGCCGGTAATGCCGATAAATCCCGTGAAGGCTTAGTGGGATCGGAACCACAAAACCGGAGGGGCGCGCATTCCATGAGTCGGGGGTTGAGAACCGATTCAAATAACGCGCACACAATTAAATAAACTGGTCGGCTTCGCGGTAACGACCAGGAATAGCGCGCTAGGCGAAGATCGGGCGCGAGCCGCGTAAGCGGATGAGCGATGTTCCTGGTGACCATAAAAGCCCCGTTAGCTCAGCTGGTAGAGCTGCTGACTTTTAATCAGTAGGTCATAGGTTCAAGTCCTATACGGGGTACGAATAATTCAATAGACAGAGATTGAGTTATTCTGCCTTCACCATGGGGTAATCTCGACAACATACCGGCTCTGTTGAAAAGGTAATGGATCACCTTTAGAAACCGGCTCAACAAGGGAGAAGAATGTTAACTGCAATCCTAATAATTCTGATCTTCCAATTGATATTTACAATTGGCCTGTAC